GCCTCGGGTAGTCCAGCCCCCGTGTTTCCACGTTATCTGGACCCGTTGTGCTTAGGTACACTCTTCTATTCTGCATTAGAGTCAGAAGCTGAGCTTCCGATGTCTGTTGCGTTTGCTGAGTCAGCCATGTTCACACGGTCCTGCCCTAGACCGCGATCCCAGCGTCGCATGGCTTTTGGCCATGTACGTGTCGATGCAGCGAGATTCAGGGTCACAGAGGAGCCAGATCGTACAATCCTTCGGAGTTTTATCCATAATCGGAGGATCCGTCCCCCTTCTCTAACGCTGATGTCATCGTTTTTACGCGACAACAGCTGCGCTCGAGTTGGGAAACTTCCCGACTCCGAGTTATATCCAAATAACTCACTCCAGAGTGCATCTAGGTCCTTCCATGACGGGAGGATGTATGGACTGTGCTCTCGGAGCATTCCATCAACTTTCTTCACGCGAGCCCATAACTTATCATGATAAGGTCGAGCCACCCATTCTAGGAAGAAGTCGTTGAAGGCATTTTCTGAGAAAACGCCGTCTAGACCTTTTCCTTTTGCCCCAAGATAGCCTCGCACGGCGACTAAGCCGTTACGAAGGACTACCTTGAGGTCCTTCTTTCGTTCTTCCTCTGTCTTCGGACGGTCTTCACCGTACGAATAGGAGTAAAGTCCGATCGAAGGTAAGAGTTTCTCGATCTTAACAATCCTAGTCACGGCCCGGTTAATCAATTCAGTCCACACCCCCATGGCGACACGCCATAGAGGTGCGTCATCCTTGATCGCTGCACCAGGACCAACAGCGCTGATCCACTCGATCACTCGAGTGGGCCAAACGCTACCTGGCGCATGCAGGCAAGCTGACAAACGTCCTAGACGATTCCCGACCGCCCAGATCACCTGTAGGCGAGCTAGGTTTCGGTATCCGTAACCAGCGAAACGCGCTACAGAAGATACTCTAATTCTTGCGAATTTCAAGTTCTTTCGGACTAGTTCCATCAAAGAGGTCAGATTGCTTAACGCAACCGAAACTTCAGCGAGGGACATAGCCGATACCTCCTGTCCTTTGAAATATGTTCTCTTAGCGAACTCGAAAGTTCCCTGAGTAGAAACCAGACTTTTGGCAAGCCCGATTTCCACTCCTATCAGAGACATAAGTCTCAGGTATTCATTGGCTACGGCCTTGTTTGCGATAACAATGTCGTCTCCAAGCACCGCATAGTCCAAGAACCACTCTCCTCTTTTCGAAGATGGGCTCACACGGTGAGCCGCCAATTGTACGATAGCATGATGCGTCAACGCAAGCATGGCCCACGACGAGTACGCTCCCATCGGTTGTCCCACCGCGTAGAGGACCTCACTGAAACCTAAGTTCCAGGATTTAGCTTCCTTAGGAAGCTTATAAGGTCGACCTACGAGGAGGTTCTTCCAATGACGCGCAAACGCCGTGGACCCTACTCCTTCCAATATCATCTCTTGAAGAACCACCGGCAATCTGTCGGTTGCCGCTGATAAATCGTAAGATGCCACGAAGCACTTACTAGGATCATCCATTCTCTTAACCAACCGCTCAATAGGAGCAGTTTGGTTGAAGGTTCCGTCTGTCCGTATGGCCCCGAGTCTTGTAAAGATCCACTTATGTAGTGGATGAAGTAGGGCTTGCGTGAGAGCATCTACCATAGCGAACACTCTAATCTTACCGGGTTCGAATTTGAATCCGAGGCGTCCCAGGGCCATTACTGGTCCCCAGGTGCTTTCAAGAGGATTGATTTGTTTGGTTACGATAGTACACGTGGACTCCGGTTCCCACGGGCCATGATGGCACCGTTGGGGATCCTTGACAAAAGGATTCCGGGTGAAGGGGTTAACCCTCACACACTGTGTATATCGCTCCCGCACGCCAACAACCATCTCTTTCACCTTATTGATGAAAGGCTTTAGGCCCCACACCAACTCTAACCCATCAACTTCTTGGAGATATCTAGAGAATGATCTCTGGAGATGCTCCGGGGCGAGAGCCCAGTTTACGATATCCAAAGGTAGCGCAGCAACGCTGCTCAAGCCTCCAGAATTCGGACTAGACTTTCTAATTAATGGAATTAGATTAGGCGTCATCTCAAACCCTAACCGGGCCTTCACCGGCAGCTTGGTTTCTTGCTCAAGCTTAAGGAAAAAGGTAGGTAACCATCTAGCCCACAATGACAACATACCGTTACTTGATAAATCAAGTCCTGGCTTTGTTATCGTTGAGAGTTTTAACTTTCCGCGGAAATCCAAAACTCGGTATAACCCGAATAAGGATAACCACAGTCGGATAATGGTTACATCGCCTAATTGAATTAAGCGACGGTCCCGCCGATCAATGATCCGGGGGAATCCCTGACGAGATCGAGCTACGTTCATCCCAATCGCAAATGGCGCGGTGCCCCTCATGCCTCCAACGCTTTGCTGAAGCAAGACGCTGCAGGTCTTTAGGTACATCGCAAGTCCCCTTTGTCCTTGGTGACGGTACATTGACGTTACTCTCCGGGCAAACCCAAATACGATTTTCACTCGCTGCACTGACAACTGCCCAACCACTAGAACCACCATTCTAAGGAACAGTGGAGCTAGTGTGTTTCCGCGTTTTACAGCGGAAGACCAATCAAGGGAGTGCGACACTAAGCTCTTATATAGAGTTTTAATGTTTTGCATAGTTATTAATAGTAATATTATTAACAAGTGGGAATCACCCACTTCCCCAAACCTTCGTTTTCCTCTGAGACTTCGATTAAGTCGAGGCTCCTGGGAACCCGAGGACGCAGGTCGGCTTGTCAGCCAGTCGATGTGACACTCTTATTCCGGTTGTTACCCCGGTTAGAGGCACGGACGACAGTACCGATCACTGTGATCGATGTCAAGCATTCGGAAGCCCCTCAAGGCAACCGTACAGCTGGCTTAAGATTCACCATTTGAGCGCTTTACTTCACGCACTGCGGGTTGTCTCGAATTTTCCTTCGAGTTTCCCCTCCGCGACCCACGTAGTCACGAAAGAGAAACCGTCCGGTCTCTCCGGCTAAGCCGGAAACTTCCGTATAGGCTCTTTCACCTACACAGGTCGTTGGCATCTTCGATCCTCCTTTCCGCTTCAATGAGGCTGTGGGCCTCTCTGCTATAGGAGAAATCCCTTAGAGGCATAACCACACGAAGTGATCCACCCCGGGAATCGCCACATAACGCGACGACCCCGTTCTAAGGTTTCAGGTTGGCCCTGGACCGCTCAGGTCAGGATGCCGACAGGGGACCCTCTTTAGGCTTTTCGCATAGTGCTTAGGACACTACACTCACCACAGACCGGTTAAGGTCTATGGCTCTTTCCTGCAAAGGAATCGAGCGTCATCCCGGTTTCGCAACCGGG